GACCGATCGTGGCTACCTGGGCGAAGATCCAATGGTCTCGGTTAAGCCGGTCGGCGAATACGGGATCAACAACGAATATTATCCGGTGGCGACCTTTCGCCGAATGCTGCGGATCGCGGCCGGCCTCGAGGCGCCCAATGCCAGCGGAGAACCAACTCGGGCTTTTATCGATATGTTGCCCTGGTTTATCTTATCGGGCTTTTGTGGGTTGCGCAGCTGCGAAGCGTACCGGCTTAACCGCGGTGCCGAAGCGATCCGGTGGACCGATCTACATTTCGATGCCGAGGTTCCCAATATCGAGGTGCGCGAAGAAGTGGCGAAATCGACTGCTCGAGACACAGACGTTCGACACGTCGAGAGTGCCCATTATTTGGAAGCGGCCAAAGCTTGGTTGTCGCTTGTACCGGCCAACGGGCCCTTCATCGTCCGGTGGACCAAACGCCAGATGCAAGAGCTCAAACGAGATTTTACCAAAGCAACCAAGATCAAGTTTATCGAAAACGGTTTCCGTAACAGCTTCGCGACCTATGCCTTGACGTTTAACGGCTTACAGGGTGTCGGCAAGCTCGCGCTGGAAATGGGCAACTCCGAAGGGATCTGCAAACGGCACTATGTCAAGAACATCGCGCCAGGCAGCGGTCGGGCCTGGTTTAGCCTCCGGCCGTTCGAGGTCGTTTCGTCGGCAGCCGCGACTGCTTAGTGGTCTTCTTTGGCGCACCTTTAGGTTTCTTAGCTTGAGGCTTTTTCCTTGTTGCGAAACGGAGCGGCCATTCCAATTCTTCGCCGGCCTCGATCTGTTCAACATAAGTTTTGCCAACTTCATCGAAAAAATGTGCGCGACCCTTGAAGCGGAGTTTTCGAATAGCGGGGAGGAATCGCTTTTCGATAAATTCGCGGGGCCAATCCACAGTTGAAACGTTTGGCACTCAGATAATCGAATCGCAAGAAGGTTTTGGTGGCAAATCAAAGGTTTTCTTTCAATTTCTTTGAAACGCAATGCATGTTTGCGCCACAAAATGACTAAATTGCAACACGCAAAGGTTTGCGCGCATAGCGCACGGAATTATTGTTACAGAAGCGTAATATTTTTATTGCAATTGGGTGGCTTGAGTTCTACTTCTAACTTCTCGCAAACTTTATAGAGATTCTCACCAGTGAGAATTTAGGATATTGGCTCTATGGGTTGGTTCATTTTGCTCGTCTATTTCTGCGGCTTACCGCCGCTTTTGAGATTCTTGCGATTTTGCAAAGATAAAGACGACTCAAGCTGATCTCAAAGCTTTGTAAGTGGTTCCCGCAAGCGAGCGCTTGCTAACAACCGGTCTTAGTTGTTAATAACTTGTTAATAATTTCCCTTTCAATCTGTCGGAAAGGGTTGCAAAAGTTCTTTGGTCTCGAGCTGTTACAAGAAGGTTTGAAAATGCCCAAGCGGCAGCTTGCACCGCAGATTGGTGAGGTTTCGGCGACGGAACATAAAAGCCGGAAACGACGAATCAAACGCCTTGTTCACCTGCGGCTTGGATACGGGAAATCAGCTTTCTTTGATACCCACACTCATCAGCCGCGGTATCCGATCGATGAAATTTCAACCGCTCTTTACAAAGTCCGGCGCAAGGCAAAGAAGGTCGATGAGGATCTGGACTTAAGCACCGAAGAACAGGTTTTGTGGAACCAAATCTTCAAAGTGATCGTTATCGCGTTTAGTGCGTGTCTCCTGGGTTTTTACACAGATTTAGATGGTGATGGCATCCCGGACTTCTTCGAGTTTGTAAATCATCTGATCCCCGGCTCAATGTCCACCGGTATCGTTCGGAAAAGCGATCCCCGGCGAGCTGATCCGGATTTTATCGAGAAAGCTCTCGGACTCGAAGATGACGCGATAGAGAAAAGTCTCGGACTACCGGACCATAGCATCGAGCACTGTTGTTGTCGGATGGCGGAAAACGACCGTTAAAATCCGTCAAGAAAAGCTTTAAATTTTTCTCTCGATTACGGGCATTTCGCTGTGTACTCGCCTTGCACTCGCTTTGGCTCGCTTTGTGGTTTCGTTGAAAAATTGTGTGCAAGGATTTCCGCACATGAAAGGGGAATCGCGCATGAAAGTGAAACCGTTGTTTTCCGAGCTGGATCGGCGGCGACGGATTCCAATTAACGAGGTTGCGCAGGTCACCGGGTTTACGGCTTGGACACTCAGACAATATGCGCTTGACGGCACGATCCCGGGTGCGCGGCAGGCTGGACCTGGCAAACGGCTAAGCTTTGACCGGGACTTGCTCGAGGCATGGTGGCAGGAATTCAACGCACCCAAAACCGGGCTCGCCAAATGAACCGGTCATTTCTTCTTAGCTTTTGGCTGGCGGCCGCGCCGGATTCGTGGCGGCGCATCGCGCTGAATGTCGCGAGGATTGTACAAACCGACCGCGATCAGGTCGCGCTCAAAGAGCCGGCGCAGATAATCGCTGCGGCTGTCGAGGCCGAGCTCCACACACCGCCGATTGATTGCGGCTTCCATCTCGGGCGGGCAGGAGAACGAGAGCGACACGTACGTGCGGCCAGCGGTTTTCTTAGTGGCCATTTAGCCAAGTTCCTCTTTAACGGGGATTGGTGGCTGTTCAACCAGAACGTTTCGGATATCTCGGAATGCAATAAAGGCGGCGCTGCCACCTTGGTAAACGATCAGGTGTCCGCTCTCTGGCGGAAAAAAGATCCATTCCGGGCGACTTACCCGCACCAAGGTGCCACCGCTGGTTTCGATAAAAAACGGGCGGAAGGGTCGGTAAGTGGTTTGTTGGTAAATTTGTTCGATCATTATTTGCTATCTTACGACCCAGTATGAACAAAACAAAGCAAAAAGTTCCGGTGCAGAAACTTTCAATCAGTGTGCCAGAAGAGCTCAAGCCCTTGATCCGGCAACGAGCGGAAAGTCTGGATCTGACCGTCTCGCAGTATATCCGAAAGCTGGTCAATTCGGATGGGAAAAGTCCTTAAGTTCGTTGCGATTGAGTCGTAACCATAGTATATACATAGTTATGATACGACACCCTTCCATCGCCCAAATCGATAATCGCTGGCGGGCCCGGCGCGTGCTTAAGCGCCTATGGCTCTCCTACCCGGAGCATTCGGCAGGCCGGCGTTATTACGAAGCCATTTTTGACGCAACCTTTTTCATTGCCTAACACCAGATGAATAACGACAATCAAACAACTACGCTCGAAGCGCCGCCAGAGGTCAACCCGTTTGCCGAGCGGGCGGCGCAAGAAGCGGCTAAACCACGCAAGGCTAGCATTCTTGATCAGGTCACCGTGCGTAAACGGCGTCGGCCAATCTTTGGTTTGCTCTATGGGCAACCTGGGATCGGTAAATCGACCTTTGCGGCAAGTTTGCCTAAGCCAATTGTGATTGCTACCGAGCGCCTCGACCAAGTTAACGTGCCCAAGCTCCCGGTGCCACGCGATTTTAAAGGGCTCTATGAACAGATCGATGCGCTTGATAAAGAAGAGCACGACTATGAATCGATCATCCTGGACACCGTTGATGCCGCCGAACTCCTAGTTTGGCAGCGGGTTTGTTCGGAGGGCAAGGTTAAGTCGATTGAGGAGTTCGGCGGTGGATGGGGTAAAGGCTACACCAGGGCGCGCGAGCTCTGGACCGGTTTACTCTCGAAGCTAAGTGATATGAGCGAGCGGTACAATGTCTTACTAACGGCCCATGCCCACGTCAAAACCTTTGCCGATCCGTCGCTCTCAACGCCTTACGACCGGTGGGTGATGAAGATCCATGACAAGAGCGCGGAGATCATCCGCCAGATGGTTGATCTGATTCTGTTTGTCCAGCTGGAGACCACTATCCAAAAGGACACGCCAAAAGCGCGCAAAGGCCGCGGGATTGTCAGCGGTGACCGGGTTCTGTGGACGCAGCCGGCAACGGGGTACGAAGCCAAGAACCGGTACGACCTGGAGAGCCCGCTCGAATTCAGCTGGGAAGCGTTGCAGGACGGCATTAACAAGTTTCACGATCGATGAGCTATATATATCGCGGAGAACCGGAGCAGCGGGTTTTCGGACCATTGCCAGAAGGTGATTACCTTTTCAGCGTTGCTTCATGTGATGAGCCTTATCAAAAAAATGATAAATGGATTTTGTCAGTTAAACTTTCCATTCAACCTCAAGGCGTGCCGGTATTCGCTAATCCCTGGACCGGGACCACATCTGGCGGTGAAGCCAGGGATGGAATTGCCGAATTTCTGCTGGCCGTAAACCGTGCGCCAAAAGTGGGCGAGGAACCGGACTGGCAACGGTTAGTTGGCGCGAAAGGCAAATGTCGCCTTAAGGTAGAGATTGCCGCCCAGGGATCGCTGGCCGGCAAAGAGGTGAACAAGGTGGCTTGGTTTATGAGGCCGAAGCAGGTCGGGCCGACTGCCGAACAGCCGCCGCAAAGCTACAGCCCGGCCGAAGTTAACAAAGCCGCAAATGCCGCTCAAGCAGCGGCTGGCGGTGACGATGTGGAACCGGACGATATTCCATTCTAGGTTATGATTGAATCACAACAAGACGAACGAGCCGATGAGGTTTGCGCCGGACCCGCCCAACTAAGTAGCCAACTTATCGATGAACGGCTCGGGTTACCAAGCGCGTCGAGCTGGCGACGCAACGAACTCTGTGCTGGCAGCTGGCAACTTGAGCAGGAGGCTAAGCGCCTTGGCCAGGCGGCACACGAGACATCTTCGGCGGCTCGGCGTGGGTCTTTGATCCATGCATACCTGGCGGGCGAAGTCGACGAGGACGGCAACGAAATCAAGCTCGATGAATCCGAGCAGCAAACTGCCGATTTTTTGCAGGAGCGTGCGACCGAACAAGTGCACCGGATCTTTGGCGATGAGCCGACTCAAGAGCTGGCCGAGAAACGGCTGTGGCTCACCGTCAATGGGCACAAGGCGGCCAGCGGGCGATTTGATCGGTGCGTTTATACGCCAAGCGTTGCGCTGGTGCAGGATTTCAAAACGGGTCACCTTGAAATTGATGAAGCCGAAATGAATCCGCAAATGCGATTGCTGGCGGTGCTCGTAGCGCTCCATCTGCCTAGCATGTTGCGCGAGGTCGTTGTTCAGATAATCACTGTTTTTTATGGTGTAAGCGAACGCCGTTTTTCTATTGCAGATTTGGCGGCAGCTTATACCGATATCCTGAAGACGTTACGGACTATCCAAGACCCGATGGCAGCGCTCTCTCCCAGCCCGGAGGCCTGTCGGTTTTGTGGTGCCGTTTTAGTGTGCCAAGCCGTGAAAAATCTCGTTCTTCCGGTCGCCAAGACCCAGGTTTCGGCGCTGCCCGACGGCGCGCGCGGCGCCAAGCTGCTTGATGAGGTTGAACTCCTTCAGGAGCATCTGGATTCAATCCGGGAGCACTATGCTCAGCGATTGACCGCGGATCCGGCTTACGACCTGCCGGGTTATGCGATGGTGCCGGGCAATATCCGGCGCGAGGTCGTCGACTGGGAGGCTGCCCGTCAGCGGTTGGGCGAATGGCTCGAGCTGGACGAAATCAACGGCGCGGCTAACTATCGGTTAGGCGACTTGGAACGCGCGCTGGGCAAGAAGCTCGGGCTCCGCGGGAAAGAGCTCAAGGAGCGCATGAACGTGATTTTGACGGGGCTCGTCGAGGAGCGACCGAATGCGGCCTCGCTCAAACGGGTGAGCGGCAAATCGCGGCTGGTCACGCTGGAGCTGCCGTGAAGCGAAGGTGGCTGCGTTAGAGGAAGGCTAAAGAAACTGAAATGGATAACGAAACCCAATTAATAGTTCTCAATGGCGTCAAGGCGACGCGTACGGGATTAGTTTTTTCAGATGGTATCAATGAAGTCGAATGGGAGGAAATCGGGCGCAATCTCGGCGACGTTGAAACTG